GTACCAGATCTTGATGTATCGGGACGGCTTAACCACATGATACAGATGATGCCGCCGCTTCTCAATGCCGATGCCACGCATGGCAAAGGAAATGACCACGTTTCGCTTTTCGATGAAGGCGTTGTTGAGATAGCTGCCGTTCATGCCTGCATAGCTTGAAGTGCTGACTGTTCCGGCAGGCGGATTCAGACCTTCGATTTTGGAGGTCATGTATTGATTGGCGGTGGTGGATAGATTCACTTGTTCGCCGGATTCGTTTTCGAGGATGAGGGTGAAATACATGGGATACCTCCTTGTTTTTTCTGGTGGGGTGTGGTATAATAGATAAAAATGATAGGAGCATTAGCCCTGTAAATCGGAATTTGTGTGACGAATTATGATATTTAATTTAGAGACGAGGTTGTTAAAGATGAATATAAAACGTATGATTGAAGAAGATAACAGAATAGGCAACTTTATCAATGGAGAATTCTTATCCTATGCTGAACAGAATAATGTTGATTTGAATTATAATGAATTCTGTTTTATTGCGGAAAGCGATGATGGTGAGATAGTGGGTGTTATTACAGGTCGTGCATATTATAATGAGGTGCATATAGGTGATTTGATTATACATAAAGCTCACAGAAAATGTGGATATGGAAGTAAACTTGTTTCAGCAGTTGAGGAAACATTTCAAAATGCAGGATATGATAAAATTACACTCACGACATTTGGATTTCAAGCACCGGAATTCTATAAGAAACTTGGATATATCGTTGAATTCATTCGAGAAGATAAAAATTCTAAATTATGCAAGTATTTTTTGTCAAAGCGAATCATTCGATAAATTCCAGTTTACCACTCTACACATTCAACGCATTCCGTGTCAACCGATAAATCTCCAACCGTGACAATGCCTTCGGCGATTGATTGGTCTGATTCACCGTTTTCCGGTTGTCCGTGTTGTAATAATTGTTCACCGTCCCACCAGAACTGTCGGGCAGCATTGCTCCGGAAATCCCATGCAAGCTGTAATTCAGATCAGAATCCATGGTCAGCTGCATGGCTTTCGCCACACCGCCCACGGCTTTCTCCACATACTTCTTGCTCTTGTCGATGCCGTCTGCCAGCCCTTTCATAAAGTCCGGCATCCAGCTCTCATAGTCTGTTAGCGGTCCTTTGTCCGGGACGGAGAAGTGCAGGAAATCCCGAATGGTATCGGCAACATTGGTGACGCAGTCCGCCAGCCAGCCGATGGCACTCTGAATGCCGTCAATGATTCCCTGAATGATGTCCCGTCCCCAATTCCAGGCATCAGAAGCCAGTCCTTTGATATATCCCACAGCGGCATCAAACCCATTCTGAATGGTAGATTTGATGCCGCTGATTTTGTCGGAAACCGCAGAACGAATGTTGTCCCAGATGCTGGACACCGTAGAAGAAATGCTCTGCATCACGTTGGAAACGGTGCTCTTGATGCTGTTCCAGATGTTAGATACCACCGACCAGATGGCGTTCAGAACATTGGAAACCGCAGAAGAAATCTGATTCCAGATAGACGATACCACAGAAAAAATGGCATTCATCACACTGGAAATCGTGCTGGAGATGCTGTTCCAGATGGAAGAAACCACATTCCAGATCGCTGACAAAACAGACGAAATGAAACCAGATACAGCATTCCAAACCGTAGTCACCGCATCTTGAATCGCTGTCAAAACCGTGGAAATTGTAGTAGAAATGGCATTCCAGATGGTTTCAAATGTCGTTCGGATACCTTCTAAAATCGGCGTTAAAAATGCCACGATTGCATTCCAAATGGCACTGATCTTCTCCGAGATCCAGTCCATCACTCTGCCCACAATGATCTGGATGGCTTCAAAAATCGTCTGAAACAGATAGCCGAATGCCGTGATCAGCGGTTCTAAGGTGGTGTAAATGGCATTCCAAACGGTCGTAATGACGTTATGAATTGCCTGAAAAACCGTAGAAACCACGTTGTAAATGGCATTGAAAATCGTGCTGAAAAAGTTGTAGATCGCTGTAAAAATCGTGGTGAAGAAATCCCGAATCGCCGTAAATACAGTCGTTGCCACCGTCTGAATGGCAGTGACAATGGTGGTGAAGGTATTGGAAATGGATGTCCAAGTGTTGACGAAAAAGTCCCGGATTCCAGTAACGATTCCCGTGAAAAAGGAAGCGATGCTGTTCCAGGTATTCACAAAAAATGTTTTGATGGAAGTCCAGACTTCGTTCCAGCTTGTTCCAAACCACCCCAACACCACATCTGCAATGCCTTTCAGGGTATTCATGATATTACGGAACGTGTTGACAACGAAATTCCAGATAGACGTAAAAATACCCTTGATGCCATTCCAGCACTGCTCCCAGTCACCAGTGAACAGACCGATCAGAACATCCAGCAGCCCCAGAAGAACGCCAGTAAACTCTGAAAAGATGTTGGAGATGTTTTGAAAAACACCTTCAAAAATAGGAGCCAGCAGATTGCACAGTCCATCCCATGCCGCTTTCAGCACATCGGTGAAACTCTCAAAGTCGAATCCCAGAGCATTTAGCCGGTCAGTGATGCCCTGTGTCAATCCAGTAAAGGTGCTTTTGATTTGCTCCCAGATGGCGATGATATTGCTTTTGAATTCGTCATTGGTTTTCCAGAGATGCACAAAGGCAGCCACCAAAGCGGCAACAGCTGCGATAATGGCGAGCAGCGGACCTAATGACACACCCAACGCTCCGGTAATGGCTCCGATGCCACTTTGCACAGCCGAGAAAAGGGCAGGCAGTTTGGACACTGCGGAAAAGACCGTCCCCACACTGGAAATGGTCTTTCCAAGCACCACCAGCATCGGTCCCAGAGTAGCAGCCACCAGTGCAATTTTCGCAATGGTTTCTTTTGTCTGTGGGTCTAATTGGTTCAGCTTGTCCACCAGTTCCTGAATGCGGGAAACAATGGAGCGAATAGTGGGCATCAGAATGTCAGAAAATGAAATCGCCAGTTCTTCCAGCTGGGACTTCAAGATAGTCACCTGCCCGGCAAGGTTATCCTGCATGACCGCTGCCATTTTTTCGGTCGTACCATTGTAACCGTCTACTGTATCCGAACAGGTGTCAATGGCATTGGACAGTTTTTCAAAATCCGCTGGAGAACCGTTGATGATCGCCAGCATACCGGACATGGCCTCTTTGCCAAACAGCGAAGCGGCTGCCTGTGCTTGTTCTGCCTCAGAAAGACCGCCCAATTTCTGACGGAGTTGTTCCATGAGTTCCCGCAGAGAATACATCTTGCCGGAACTGTCGGTCAGAGAAATGCCGTACTGTTCCATGGCAGATGCTACCGTGTCTGTCGGCTTTGCCAGATTGGTGATAGCGGAACGCAGTGCTGTACCAGCTTGTGAGGATTTGATACCGGCGTTTGCCATCAGTCCGATGGCAATGGCAGAGTCTTCAGCAGAATAGCCCAAAGAACCCAGTACCGGAGCAGCATATTTGAAAGTTTCGCCCATCATGCTGACGTTGGTATTGGCATTGGAACTTGCAGCCGCCAGAATATCCGCAAAGTGTCCGCTGTCCGAAGCAGACAAACCAAAAGCAGTCAAAGCATCCGTGACAATGTCCGAAGTAGATGCCAAGTCCTCGCCGGAAGCGGCAGCAAGATTCATGATACCTTCGATACCGCTGAGCATATCGTTGGTCTTCCATCCCGCCATCGCCATATAGTTCATAGCATCCGCAGCCTCACTTGCAGAGAACTTCGTTTTACTGCCCATTTCACGAGCCTTTTCCCGGAGAGCATCCATCTCTGAACCGGTCGCACCGGATACCGCCGCTACCTTGGACATAGCAGCATCAAAGTCTGCACCAGTTTTCACAGCAATGGTGCCCAGAGCCGTGACACCGGCAGTGACTGGCAGCAGCTTTTGTCCCACGCCAGAGATCTTATCTCCGGCATCCTGCATTTTTTCTCCGACCACACCCAGTTTTTCCAGGACAGTGTGAGAATTGTTTGCTTCTGTGGTCAGGCGTTTCAGTTCGTTTTCGGTTTCGATGATCTCACGCTGCAAAGCATCATACTGCTGCTGTGAAATTTCACCATTTGCAAGAGCCGTATTTGCCTGTTCTGCCGCAGTTTTCAGTACTTCCAGCTTTTCTTTGGTGGCAGACACCGCATCTGCCAGCAGCTTGTGCTTCTGGGACAAGAGTTCGGTGTTGGTGGGGTCAAGTTTCAGCAGCTTCTGGACATCTTTCAGCTGCGTCTGTGTACCCTTGATATCCTTGTTGACACCTTCCAGGGCTTTGGATAGCTTGGTGGTATCGCCGCCGATTTCTACGGTAATGCCTTTGATGCGGTTTGCCATGTAATCACCTCAGTTCTAAAAAAATATCAGCTTTTTTATCAGTAAATCTATTGACATTTATGTAAAAATGACGTATACTATAAGTGGAGGTGTAGCGTATGAATATTATTGCAGCAATTCAAAATACCATTTCTATTTCGCAGTTCAATCGTGGACTTGCAGGAAAAATTTTTCAGGATGTCAAAAACAGCGGTGCAAAAGTTGTTATGAAAAACAATGCACCGGAATGTGTGCTTCTTTCTCCGGATGAATATGTCAGCCTGATGGATGAAGTGAATGATGCCCGCTTACTCACTCTGGCTGTAAAACGAATGGAAAAATTCAATCCGGAAGAAACGATTCCGGAAGAAAAAGTTATGAAAGACCTCGGAATCACAGACGACGATTTATCCGACTTTGATGAGGTAGAATTTGAATGAATTGGGAAGTAGAATATCTGCCGGAAGCCGAAAGTGATTTAAAATCGCTTGACGGAAGTCAAAGAATACTGGTCTTAAAAGCAATCAAGAAAGTGAAACAAAATCCGCTTCCTGTTTATGAAGGCGGATATGGGAAACCGCTTGGAAACAAAAACGGCAATGATCTAACTGGCTTTCTGAAAGTCAAACTGAAAAGTGCAGGTCTTAGAGTCGTATACAAAGTTGTCAAGCAAAATGATAAGATGCTGATTATTGTAATTGGTGCCAGAGCCGATGAAGAAGTATACGGCATTGCTCAAAAAAGAATACAGGAAAATGACTTGTAATCAAAACGCATCAAAATCCCTCTGATCTGCCATCACATCATAATGACAATCGTCATTCTCCCGTTCGGTGAACATATCATTCACCAGACCAATGGTCAGAAAATCCAAATCGCCCATTGACAAACCAAGCTGAACGCACCGCAACAAAAACAGCGGTGTGGTCATCGGTCGGTCAATCGGGCGATGTTTTTTTTAGACTTGACCTGTGTTTCTACATTCAAGCCCCAGAGGTCAATCAGCTGTGGCAGGATTTCGTAAATGCTGAACGTGTTGAACTGTTCCAGCCATTCATCCGGAGAAGCCGGAACGGCTGGGTCAGCGTGTTTTGCCATGATGTAGGCGATGTTCTCAAACACTTCAAGGCTTTCAATATCCAGTGCGGAGGATTCCTCTGTATTTTCTCCCACAGACTTTTGCAGTGCTGCAAAATCCTGATAAATATCTCTGCGAAATTTCAGACGATACAGTCTGGGGACTGCCGCACTTGCCTTAAACGGCACATCAATCCCATCAATGGTGATGTTCTTCTGAATTGCCATACTGCACCCTCCTTACGCTTTCACAGATGCTACGGATGCTTTACCACTCTGTACAGCGGCAGCCAGATTTGGCATATATACCGCCTTGTACCAATTCTCATAAACCTCGGCATCCGTTTTCTCACAGGTTTTAGTTTTTACCAAACCACTGTTCAACGCCGTTGCGGTCAAAGACAGCGTTTCTGTTTTAACTTCCTTTTCGTCCTCAATGGTGCTGGATTCTGTTGCCGGACGAGAGGCGGAACAGCAGAACAGACAGTGCCGAATTTTATTCTTATCGCCGCTGAATTCAAACAGCAGGGCAAACTGCGATACTTCTGCAGTATTGGTTTCCGTGAGAACGCCCTTTTCATCCAGTTTCTCACCGAGAATGTCTGTCGCAAACTCAAGCGGAACCAATGCGATTTCAAGATCTCCAGTGTAACCGGAGTTATTGTTGATCACATAGTACACACCATCGTCAGCGTAAAAATTGGATGCTTCACCTTCTGCATCGATAGACAGCGACACTGCACCGGGAATGCGAACTGGCTTTGCAAAAGTCGGTACACCTTCTTCATCATAAGAAGTGATTTTTGCATAGTGAACTTTGTTCAGACCGAACTTTACCTTGTTTTTCTCCATTGCCATATAGATCAAACCTCCATCTCATAGAGTACTTCATACAATTCTTCCGAATCAATGAATGTTTCTGTTTTTGTATAATAAATCTCGTGCTGGGCAAGCACTGACTCCACCTGTTCTTCCAATTCCGGTTGCTTTTTGTCTGTGTACAATTCAATGTCCAGTTGTTTGCAACTAAAATATGCCAAATTATCCGCTGAAAATGTATTTTCTCCGAGAGATAAAAACAGCAAAAAAGGCGGTGCAGGGCTTTCGCCCTCGGCAAAATGGTGGTAGGCGAAAGGCAGTCCCATTTCCTCCATCATTTCTGCGATTTGTTCGTAGGTCATGACAAAGCCCCCTCAATCAAATGCTCCAGCAACTGCACACCGTTTTCTTCCGCAGGAGCAATATGCGGTTTGCCGGATACCCGACCACCGCCACGCTTGGCATGGCCTTTCTCCAATAAATGTGCCAGTTGGTAACGATTCTTACTGTGGACAGTTATCTCCAAAGAGTGACTGTTTTCGCCAGTCTTTTTCGTTGCCCAGCTTTTTGCATATTTTCCGGTATCCTTCGGGGCATTGGCGGAGATCTCGTTTTTCACTTGCGTGGCGGTTTTCCGGACAGCCTTTTTCATGGCAGTATCCGCAAGGTCTGCATATTCCTGCAAGCCCTGCATAATTTCCGCTGCAAGATTGTCAATACTGGTCATTTTGTCCTGCCTTTCTGGCTTCTGCAGTAAGTTTCAGATAGTCCTTGTGCAAATAATCTGGTGTAACACTGGTGATGTTGTATGTAACATCCCGAAACAAGATTCGGTTGCCTGTTACAGACGGCATCCAGTGCTGGTTTTGCCGAATGAGGAATTCCAGTGTCTGTGTTTCTTTGGTCACACCAGCGTCCGTATGCTCCGCAGAAGCTTTCAAAGTCACTTTTGCCCAGCAGGAAAAAGCTTCGTCCCACACAGCGGTGTGATTTCCGATTTCATCGGTAACGACACGATTCTCCAGAAAGGTGATTCGCTGATTCAAAGTTCCGATTTCCATTACATCACACCCTCTCGCTGTGCAAACAGCATGGCACGAAGCGTTAACGTCAGCTTGGAAAAGTCTGCGGTATTGCGGTTTTCATAGAGATAAGAAACCGTGTAGAGCATTGCTGTCCGTACCACATCTTCGTTTTCTGAAAAGCGTTCCTCGTCCATTCTTCCCACATCCATTACCAGCTGTTTTGCAGTTGAAATAAGGGAGAGAAGCAATGTATCATCATCTTCAAAATCAATCCGCAGATACTGCTTGACTTCCTGTAAAGTTACCACCCACTCCAACCCCTTTCTCTGATTACGCTTTCTTGATGGTAAGTGTCTTGATTGCTTCCGGAAGAATCAGCTTGCCGTCCAAACGCTGCGAAGCAAGGAAACCAACCTGACCAGTCATAGCAAAGAGTTCATTCAGTCTCTTGAAAGAGCGTCCCTGTCTGTCAGCCACCCAGTAATAACTAAAGTCGCCAAACGCCATGCACTTATTGCCAGCCTTGATTTCCGGCACATAGCTGGATGTCTTGTAAGGACGATTGAGAATGGTATCTGGTACACCAGCCTGCACAGACGGATTCCAGATGTAGTTACCTGTGTTGTCCTTCAGCTTGCGAAGTGCCTTCACAGTGGAATCATTGAGCACCCACACTGCCTTTTTGCGGTACGGACTTCTGAGGGAGTAGAAAAGCTCCATCACATCATCAAATGTAATGCTTGCACCTGTAGTGGAAGTGCCGTCTTCTGCACCGCCTGTAGCATTAAAAATGCCGGTCGGTTTTCCCTTGCCGTCACCAACAAAGAACGCCTCTTCTTCCTTTGCACCGATTCTTCTTGCAAACTCCTTTGCGATGTAGGATGGCAGGTCAAATACAGAATCATTGAGAAGTTCTTCGGAAATTTTGATCGCTGTTCCCAGCTTGTATGCGGAAAGCGATGCCTGTCCGAACGTATCATCAGAAAGAGAATACTGCTGTTCTTCGTCCATCCAGACAGCCTCGCCCTTGGAAGTCACAATCGGAATCTTGCGGTCGCCGTTGGAAGTTTTGATGACCGTTGCCATCTGGCGGAAAATGCTCTCTTCCTCTAATGCTTCCACCAGTTTTCGTTCGTGAGGTAGCAGTGTGCCGCCTTATCATCTTTCGATGACAGGTTTGCACAAAGCCCCTCCCAAACCGTGCTTACACCTCTCGATGTACACGGCTTTCCATTCATTATTG